ATTGCATCGGCTATTAAAGATGTAATTGAAGGTCTGGTACATTGGATTGGAAACAAAATCAGCAAGTATCGCACAGTTGATTCAGTACGCAAATAATACAAGAAATCATGAGGAGATGAAATAGGTGAAATTTAAGAAAATTAACATATCAGACTTAAAACATGCTGAGTATAATCCCAGAAAAGATTTAAAGCCTGGGGATAAGGAATTTGAGAAAATCAAGAACAGCATTAATGAATTCGGTTATTGTGATCCTATCATTTTGAATAGTGATCTAACAATTGTGGGAGGCCATCAGAGAGCAAAAGTACTGAAGGAGTTAGGCTATACTGAAATTGACTGCGTTATTATTGATATTGATAAGACAAAAGAAAAGGCACTGAACATTGCTCTCAATAAAATCTCAGGTGAATGGGATTTCGAATCATTAGCAAAGTTGCTGGATGACTTGAAAACAGAGGATTATGATATTGAGCTGAGTGGCTTTGATATGAAGGAAGCTGAAAAGCTGTGGGATGAATACATGCCAAAGGATGAGCAGGATGAAGAAGAAATTCCTGATGTTCCAGAGGTGCCAGTTATTCAATCAGGAGATATTATTCAGTTGGGTAAGCACAGGTTGATATGCGGCGATGCTACAAAAGAAGAAGATCTGGCTAAACTGATGGATGGGAAGAAAGCAAAACTTACTGTTCTTGATCCTCCCTATGGAATCTCATATGTGGGTAAGACCGATGATGCTTTGACAATTCAAAATGATAATCTGAGTGATGAAGAATTCTATAATTTCCTTCTGGAAGCATTCAAGAGAATTTATGAGATATCGGCTGATGGAGCCAGTAGCTATATATTTCATGCAGATGCTAAAGGTTTGATTTTCAGGAAAGCATTTGTTGATTCAGGCTTCAAACATTCTCAATGTTGTATTTGGGTTAAGAATACCTTTGTCATGGGAAGACAACCGTACCAGTGGCAACATGAACCAGCTTTGTTCGGATGGAAGCCTACCGGAGCACATTATTGGAATGGTGATAGAAAGCAGACAACAATCTGGAATTTTGATAGACCCAGAGTCAACGATGTGCATCCTACAATGAAACCCATCCCGCTTATTGAATATATCATCAAAAACTCCAGCAAATACGGTGATATCGTTGTGGACACATTCCTTGGCAGTGGGACAACTTTACTAGCAGCTGATAATACAGATAGAATTTGCTATGGCTCAGAGCTTGATCCGAAATACTGTCAGGTTATTATTGAACGCTGGATTAATTATAAGGATGGAATCAATGGGGATGATGTAATAATTGAAAGAGAAGGACAGCAATATAAATACTCGGATTTAAAGGTTGAGCAGGTGGCGGTTTAATCTGCTCACGTTATTTGTCCGGAAAATCCGTAGACCTTGTTGTCAGAGCAATAATGAATAACTGTAATTGTAACTAGATATATTTATAAAGTCGGCAGTAATGCTGATGTTTTTGTTTTGAGGGGAGATCAGAAAACGGCTTATCGAGATGCAATAAACGGGTGACAACTTCTATAGTTGGGAAGTTCTGCGAACCTGGAAAAATTAAAAAGCATTTGACTGATACTTTTTTAGTGCAAGGGTAATTCCTTAAACTTGAGGATATGAATTGTATTTATTCCCATTTCACATATTGCTTTTCTATTTCACATCCAAATATTTCTGGAAGAACTGAACAGTCTTCATTGAAAAGACAGAAAATAATATGTATATATTCCTTATCTTCCGGTTCCAATATAATTCTATATTTTTCTTCTAGGCTATAAATTAATTCGACACGGCACATTTTCTCGTCATATGATCTAAAAATTAAACGCATCAATGGCATAGTCTCTTGGGGAAGTATTACTTTGAAATCATTATTAGATATTTCAACTACTGTAAAAGTCCATGAAAATTTATATGTACTTGAATATATGTATAATTCGGCTACTTCTATCGCTCTTCTAACTTCTTCATAAGTAGGGATTATATATTCATGTTCCATTCTGTTTCTTAGATTACGTATACTGGAAATTAGCAAGGACGGTGCCATTCCAAGTAAATTTAAAAGTTTTAACCTATTTGTAATCCCGGCTATATCACCTTCTTTATAATGTTTACTTATAAATTCCTTGGTTTTTTTGTATTTATCACCATTATCAAATATCTTGTAATCATACCCTAATGCAGTAATTAATAAATCGGTTTGAGCTTCTATTGCTCTCTTGATATTTCCAATTGAATCAATACATGATTGATTTGAGTTAATTTCTAAATTAGACTTTGCAAACTTCAGATATTCAATAGGTGTAACATCGAACTGTGCCTCTGGGTGTTGCTGATGATCGTCAAAACTGGTATAAAACTTAGTCCAGTTAATTTTATATTTACCATACAGCTCTTTAAGTTCCTGCATTTTATCCATATGAATCTCCCATTATTAATATTTTTATTCCTACTTATCGCCTACAGAAATACTCTTGAGTTTGTTTCATCTAACGATGGGTTATAGACTTGTGTCGCAGATCTCTCCAATTCTATAGGGCGGTATATATGACACATATAGGTAATAATCCCTATTCGTGAATCTCGTTTAAACAATAACTAGTAAGGATATCTAGAAGCTGAGTGGTAACTGTACATTTATCAATTCAACAAAATAACAAGTATTCCTCCATTTGTTTTAAAATGATTCGGATAAATTCGTACCCTTTGATCCATGGAAGGGGTGGATTTATATAACCTTCGCTAAAGATCCAAAATGAACAGTTAGTCTTGCCTTTCTTTGCCTTGCAGAGAATTCATTGAGGAACTTCATAAGAGGTTCTTTTTTTTCATTTATAAAATGGTAGACAATATAAAATTCGGACATTTAAGTCAGCAAGAAACGGTTTAATTGTCCAAATTTTGCTTATTTATTTGTCCAAAGACCCATTACTCCGCTTGATTTAATGTGCATTCAGAGTGATGAATGGTGTACGGCAAATTAAGCGATGGAGGGTTTTATAATGGAAAGAAAACAAATCGTCAAAGCATTAGGTGAACATTTTGGGGTTAAGCCAAAGTACATGGGAGTGCCGAGTTTTGCTTATCAGATTGAAACAGTAGAAGAGACTTACACAGTTGACCGAGCAGGGAAGATTACAACTGCAGAAGGCAAAGAAGTGGAACTTGAAACCTTAATAAATGGAAGGGTTGAAGTGGCGACTGATCCTACAGAAACAAAAACCACGACCTTTGAAGTAGCAGTTCCAATGGAAGATCATACTGGCATTACCCTGAGAAATCTGGTAAATATGGCTTATAGCAAACAGGCCCTTATTAAGAAATCGCTTGGCATTGCAGCAAATATTATTGAGGATGATTTTAGCATAGGAATTAATGAAGCCAAAATTGAAACCTTAGAGGATTTTAAAAGAGCTATGGATGATATTGGTGCGGGGAGTTGTCATGGGATAGGATTGAATTTCGCTGATAATACCATTACCTTTAAATTTCTAGAAGGAGAAGTAAGTCCTGAAAAGATAAAAGCATACACCCAGCTTGTAGCTCTATTGAATCAAAATGCTATGGCACTAAAGCATGCTTCAGCTAAATCAAAGGATACTGATAACGATAAGTTCACTTTCAGAGTCTGGCTGGTGAAGATCGGCATGATTGGAGATGAATATAAAATAGCAAGGAAGGTTCTGCTTGAGAGGTTGAAGGGCAATTCAGCCTTCAGGAGCGGAAGTAAACTTGAAAAGGTTGTTGTTGAGTAGGAATATATGGGCTGTGTGTCGCTTCACGTTGACGCGTGGGGCGATACTTTTTGTTGGTGGGGTGATTGTTCAATTGGATTATAATTGCTTGCGTACAGGCGAAGGTTCATGGATATATATTTTAACTTTACTTTTCGATTGGTTCAGAGTTATTGTGCTACCTAACCGAATAAGGAAAGGTGGTAAAAAATATATGAAAACTGAAAACTTAATACGGGAATCCTTGAAGGGGTTACTGACTACAGCAATTGAGAAAGTTTGTGTGCTGGGTGAAGAGGATGCTCAGGAGGATTTGAAAAGGCTTAGGGAAGTTTATGAAGACTTGGTACTGTTTTGGGGATTGGATGAAGATTTGATTGATGAGTTTGATGAGAAGGTTGGAATATTGAAGTAAGGATATAAAGATAAGGGGCTTCGATTGAGGCTCCTTTTCTTGTTGGAGGTGAGGTATTATGGGTACAAGAGCTAGAAATAATACGAAGTGGTTGACCAATGTCTTTCCACGATTGTCGGAGATTCGAGACTGGTGCATGCAAGGGAAAACCAATGAAGAGATGAGTGAGCTATTAGGAATAAGTCCTGACAGTTGGTACACTTATATGAAGCAATATAATGAGCTAAATGACATCGTTACTGCGGGAAAGTCTGTTATAGATAATCGTGTAGAAAATGCAGTTTTGAAAACTGCCATTGGTTTTGAGTATGAGGAAATCAAAACAATCATTGAGGAAGATCGCAATGGCAAGAAGAGAACAAGGATTGAGAAAACCAAAAAGTATATGCCACCTAACCCGACTGCTCAAGCGTTCTGGCTAAAGAACAGGAAGAAGGATGAGTGGGGTGATAGGAAAGAAATTATCTTTGATACAAAGGGCCAGGAAGAAGAAAGGAAGCTGCAATTCCTTAAAATGATAAATGAAGAAACTGTTGATGTAGAATATTCTATTGTTGAAGAAGCGGCAACACTTCCCGATCCTGAAGTCATAGAAGAAACTGAGGAAGGTTTTATTGATGACTTTGAAGAGGATGGCTTTGGTAATGAAACGACTGAAGCATAATCTTATGTCGTCAGTTATCTTGGGGATAAATGCCCTATATGAGCCTTAAACTACCCAATATCAGCCCATCTAGAATACATAATTAGTCTTATGTATTCAGTTGCTATCAGGGCAATACAGAGGTAACATGGACACACCTAGTAAGAAAGGGTGTGTTTATATGCTTGATTTAGGCAGTTTTGAGGAGTATCTCGCAAACAGGGAACTGAGCATGAATACCATCAGCTGCTATATTCGGGACAGCAAGGTATTTATGGATTGGTTCAGCAGCAGGACGGATTGTGGAATGGATAAACTGATTCAACTTGATGCCATTGGATACAAGAAGCATCTGCTCAATACCAATAAATCAGTGGTGACAGCCAATAGGAAGGTTGCAAGCGTCAATGCCTTATGCAAATGGCTCCATGAAAGCGGAGCAACACCTGATGAGATCAATATAAAGGCAGTAAAGAATCGGGATGCTCGGCAATATAAAGGCTTGGAGGAAAAGGATCTAAGAAAACTTCGAGCAGAGATACATAGAAACCGCAATCCACTTCATATATGCATCATTGAACTATTGCTTGGCACTGGGCTTAGAGTGAGCGAACTTTGCAATCTCAAGCTCCAAGACATAGAATTATCCGAACGTAAAGGCACAATCAAGGTGATTGGCAAAGGAAATATATACAGAACACTGCCACTCAATAAGGATGTTCGCAAAGCAATTCAAGATTACGCTGATACAAGACCTGAAAATGATAGTGACTTCTTATTGATAGGACAGCGCGGAGCATTTAAACGGAACGCAATCAACTTAATCCTTGAAAAGTATGGGCAAAGAGTATCGGTTGATGTAACACCACACCGGCTCAGGCATTCCCTTGGATACAGGCTGGTTAAGGAAGGAACTGCAATAACGACCATTCAGGAAATACTTGGACATGATAGTATTTTAACTACGAATTTGTACACAGTTACTACTGAGAATGATAAGGTTGAGGCTCTGGAAGCCTTGGAGTGGTAAGATAGCCGCTCTATTTTTATGCACCTTTCCCAATGGGAGGGGTGCTTCTATGTGCTGAAATAGCCCCAGCAGTAGATGGCGTGGAAATTTTTTTAACATTATTATTGGAAAATTTGATATAATAATTATCATGTGAAAAGGAGTATAAATATGCAGATATTGGATGGATCGGATTTGAAGTCAATCCAAGTGCTAATAAATGAACTTATTATATCAGTTGATATTAAGTCAAAGGAAAACATTGCAATTGAATTGTTAGGTTACCTGCGGAAAAAGTTGTTAAAGGTTGAAGACGGTAAACTGTTTAATGAACTTTGTACAATGATTGAGAAGAAACTGAATTTCACATGAAAGGAGGCTCTATGAAGCCATCACAGGAAATACAAACACACGACCATTCCCGCCAAAACCTCTTGCTAAAGCAATATCTGAATAAATACTTCTCCCCGAACAAGATAGAAGAACTTGTCGGGGAGTTTTCATTTTCAGAGATACGCAAGTTACTTGGCGAGATGGATTTAGAATTTTTTAGCTTATGCTATTTCCCAAAATACTTCGACCGTAAGTTCGGAGAATTTCACAAAGAGCTATTTGAGGAACTGAAATATATGCTGGACAATAAAGGGCTGATTGAAGCTTTTGGATTACCAAGGGAGCATGGCAAAAGCACAATTAACTCTTTTCTATTTCCCTTGTATTCAACACTCTACAACAAATCCCAGTTTACTTTGATAATATCAGCAACAGAGCAGATCGCTCTCCCATTTTTGGATATGATCAAGGACGAATTAGAGAATAATGAGTTACTCATGGAGGACTTCGGTATTCAAAAAGGGAACAGATGGAACAATAATGAGATATGGATAAGGGGTAAGGGTGGCATTGATGCCTGTATAATGATTCGTGGCATTGATGGTTCACTAAGAGGCATCCACTTCAAGCAATATAGGCCACAGCTCGTTTTGCTAGATGACCTTCTCAAGGATGATACAGCCAGAAGTGAAACCAAACGTGAACAAGTCAGAAATACTTTCACTGATGTTGTCATTCCCATCGGCACAAAGGATACTAATATTCTAGTTGTCGGTACGTGCTTACATGAGGAAGATCTGATGACTGACCTTCTCAAGGGAAAAATACCTGGGGTCAGGAGCATCAAAAAATCAGCAGTCATATGCTTTGCCGAACGAGATGACCTTTGGAGCGATTGGGAAGCTAAATATAATAACCTATTGGACTTGAACAGGATTGAAACTGCCAAGTCTTTTTTTTATGCCCATCAGGAGGAAATGTTGGAAGGTACAGAAATATTGTGGTCAGAGTATCTTGATTACTATTATCTAATGTGCAAAAAACAGGCAATGGGAGACAAATCCTTCTATAAGGAAATGCAGAATGATCCGCGAAGTACCGATGATTATATATTTAGGGATATTCAATATTGGGACAGGCTTCCTGGATTTGAAGAAATGGAACTCGTGATGTACATTGATCCAGCTATTAAAGCTGGTAAAAGAAATGACTTCTCAGCAATAACAATTCTCGGACTTCATAGAAAATTAAAGCAGAAGTACGTTGTGGATGGCAGCATATACAAATTGCTTCCCGATGATCTATTTCAGGTAGCCATTGAAAAGCTACAGCAATATCCGGTAGAGAAGATTGGATTCGAAACTACAGCAGCTCAGAGCTATATTAAACAGAAGTTTGAAGAGGAACTCTGGAAGAACAAAATATTTACTCCTGTCGATGAAGTAATAAGTCGGGGCCAGAAACATGAGAGAATTATATCTTTAGAGCCGGAAGTTAAGAAGGGGCATATCCTATTCAATGCTGCCAATATCAGGTATAATAATCAGGTGAAGGATTACAACAAAGGGGCGAAATGGGATGATGCTGCAGACAGCCTTTATGGTGCAGTTCAGTTGGTTCAGGGGGTAAAGAGCATTAGGTTTTATGATAGGAGTTTGTTGTTTTGATTTCAATACTCAATCACCACACCACACTCCCAATAACCAATTACTTACATAAAATTAAGACATGCACTATAATAAGTAACAGACCACGATGAACTCGATAGACTTCTGCCCTATTCAGCAGAGCTACCAGACAACTGTAGAAGTTTAAAAAAGTCATAAAAACAAGCTCGCATTTTTTGACTATCCGAGAAATGTGGGCTGTTGTTTATCAAGTTGCTTAATCTATGTTGAGGTGTGCATAATTTGACGCTTACTGAACATACTAATCCCGAAATTAGGAGGGATTATATGTGTCTGAGATTGAGGAACTATTGAAGCAAATCGAAGAATTAAGAGCCAAAATGATTAAAGTTCAAGAAGATAAGGCTTATTCTGATCCGGCAGTTATTGCTGTAAGTCAAGAGCTGGATGAAGTACTAGACAAGTACCAGAATTTGATAATGAAAAAGGCGATACAAGAGTAGATTAGGATGATATTAATTGAAGGATCAGGCAAAAGGAACTTACTGCCATTATAGGCATAAGGTCTAAGCACCTTAACAATATCTAAACAGGATTTCTTCCCATTACTATACCATGTCAGAAATGGTATAGTTTTTTTTATGCCCATTTTTAGAAAGGAGCTGATTTAATTGAACACAAACGAAAACTTAATAATCGAATGCCTAAATGAACTGAACAAAAACGCTCTGGCAAAGCAAAAATACAAGGACTACTACGAAGGTAACCATTCAATCCTGAAAAGCTACCAAATGCAGGATAGCCGGAGCAATATGAGACTGGTATTCAACTTTCCTCGCAAGTTCGTAGACAATGAAACAGGATATATTCTCGGTAAGCCAGTCAATTATATATCCAAGTCAGATGAGTCAACAATCATTACTGCCATTGATAAAAACACGAGCCATTGGGATAAAGAACATAACATCAATCTTCGAAAGCAATCGGAAATCTATGGAGAAGCCTATGAACTCAACTATGTGAATACTGAAGGCGAGTTTTCAGCAACAATACTAACCCCTCTAAATGCTTATGTTCTGGAGGATGGATCTGCCGAAAGAAACGTTGTGCTGGCTCTACATACATTCACAAAGAAATTTGATACCACGAAATATCTAGATGTGTATACTGCCAACGAAATCCTGCATTATGAATTGGGCAGTAACAGCAATAAATCATCTCTCAACCTAATTGGCAGCCATGAGCATATTTTTGGCAGAGTACCTGTGACTGTATGTCCCGCCAATAATGAAAAGATAAGTGGCTTTCAGGATGTCATTTCCCTCTTTGATGCCTACAACGCTCTGAATTCTGATTTGGTCAATGAAATTGCTGATCACAGAAATGCTTACCTAGTGATTGAAAATGCCAAAATTGAGGAAGAAGATTTACTCAAGATGAAATCCATGGGGATTATTCAAGTACCTTCAGGGGGTAAGGTCAGCTGGCTCACAAAAGAAATCAATGACTCGTTTGTGAAGAATGAGTTGGACAATATTGAACGTAAAATATATGACATGATGGATGAAGTCAATTTCAATGAAAGCTGGGCCAGTAATACTTCATCTTTGGCACTTCGCAATAAACTCCTTAATCTTGAGAACCGAGTGGCTATGCGAGAAGCTTTTATGGAAAAAGTGATCAAGCAAAGGCTGAAAAATCTGTTTGTGTATCTGCTGAAAAAGGAAGGCAAATTCTATGACTACAGAGATGTGGCAGTAAAGTTCACCAGGAATCTGCCGACAGATATGGTGGGACTTGCGGATGTAATTGTAAAAATAAAGGATATATGTTCGCAGGAAACATTGCTCACCCTATTGCCGTTTGTTGAAAATCCAAAAGTAGAGCTTCAAAAATATGACGCAGAACAACTAAGGAAGGTATCTCAATCTAGTGAAGCAAACTCTGCAAGCCAGACTCAAATTGTAGTCTAAATACGCGCTGTAAGCCTTCAGATGTATGGAGTAGGGGAAATATACCACTACTTTTTTTTAGTGCCTAAAACGAGTAATAAAAGCGATTTCTATATTGATAAAATGCCATGAACCTGTTGCTATATGCTGGTTTGTGGCTTTTTTGCATTAAATTAATTTGCCCGTTTTGAGAGGGGAGTGGAGGTGAAAGTTTGGTGGCAAGATTAAGCAAATTTGAGAAGGAGGATCTAGGTTATTGGATTAATGCAAAGGGAGAAATTGAGTATCACAAAAGATGTGCAAGGTGCAGTCAGGAATGCAAACAATCCTTTCGATGCTTAGAAATAATTTGTCCTAAGTATCAAAGGAGATAATATTTTGTCCTGGGTATGACGTTAAACTGCTTAATTATACAAG